CTTCACCTGATCCTCGACGTTCCTCCGGCGGTCAGGCTGCCGGAGCTCTTCAACGGTCAGTGGTGGCAGAGGTGCGACCTGCAGGCGAGGTTCAACGAGCTCGTCACCAGGTATTCGTCGGTTCCCGCCCTGGCCGGCGCCGACATAAAAGTCAAAACGGACAACGGTTTGACGGAAACCGTTACGTGAAAGGAGAGATGAAATAAATGGCGACACTGCCGCTCAGCGATATAGTCAGCGTGTCCGTGGTGGTTTCGCCGGTGGCCGCCGCCCGCAGCGGGTTCAACCTGGGGCTTATCGTGGGCAACAGCGCCGTGATAAGCGCAACTGAAAGAATCCGGCTGTACTCCGACTTAAACGCCATGATTGCCGACGGCTTTGCGGCCAACTCGCCCGAGTATCTGGCCGCGCAGCTTTATTTCGCCCAAAATCCCAGGCCGCAAAAGGTGGCCGTAGGCCGGTGGGACAACGCGAACGAAACGGCGGTGCAGGCGATCACCGCCTGCCGGGTGAAGAATACCGACTGGTACGCCTGCATGATCTGCGGAGCGCAAAAGGCGGACATTTTGGCCGTTGCCGCCTATATCGAGACGGCCGAACCGAAGAGCGTCTTCTTCTACACGACGGCGGACGCCGACGTGAAAGCAGGAACTGACGGCAACGTCATGAAGGAGCTCAAGGCGTCGTCGTACAGCCGCACCCTGGGCCAGTACAGCACTTATCCCGACGCCGTGGCCGCCATCATGGGTTACGCCATGGGGGCCAATACCGGCGTGGCGAACAGCGCATACACTCTGGCCTACAAGCAGGAAGTCGGCGTAACCCCGGAGGCGCTGACGCTTACCGAAGTGGCGACAATAAAGGGGCAGAACGGGAATGTCTACGTCAACCGGGGCAACGTCTACAATCTTTTCGAGCAGGGCGTCATGGCCAACGGCCAGCATTTCGACGAAGTGCTGGGTCTGGATATGCTGGTGAACGACATCCTGCTTTCGGTCATGGACCTGCTGACCGGGGTGAGCAAAGTCCCCCAGACCGAAGGCGGCACAACTCTTTTGGTGAACGCCATCGCCGGGCCCTGCAACAGGGCGCTGAACAGGGGCTTTATCGCTCCGGGCGTATGGAACGCGGCGCCCGTGCTGTCTTTGAATACAGGCGATATGCTTTCCCAGGGATACCTGATCCTCTCCGAAACCATCGACAGCCAGCCCCAGGCGGACAGGGACGCCCGCATCGCGCCGCCCATTTACGTGTGCGTCAAGCTGGCCGGAGCGATCGAGCACGTCGTTATTTCTGTGCAGGTCAACCGGTAAAGGGAGGAGGGACAAAAAATGAACACGACTTACAGCTTTGCCGATGTAAACTTCACCATTTCTCACCCGGCGGTGGGCCAAAGGGTCGTCAACGGCGAAGGCATCGGCAACATCAACATAGCAATGACTACCGAACGGACGGTCCACGACGTCGCCGCGGACGGCTCGATTATGGTTTCCAAGTTAAAAGGCAGGAATGGGACCGTAACCCTGGCCATTCAGCAGACCTCCGACCTGAACAAGTGGCTTTTGCGCTGGTACAACTACCTGGAAGCGGCGCCGGCGGACCAATGGGCCGCGACGGTCATCACGATCCGCTCTCCCATGATGAGGGACCTCATCATCGCGACCGGCGTGTCGCCGCAGAAGCTGCCCGACAGGCCGTACCAGGCGCAGGGCCAGCACGTGACTTGGACGCTGATGGCCGCAGACATTCAGCAGGACGTGGCTTGATGGGGAGGTTGGCAGATAGATGAGCAAACGGGAAATTTACAAGATTTTTGAGTTCGGCGGCCGGAAGTGGCGCATAGGCAAGTTCGACGCCATGACGGGGTCCTACATCGCCTATAAGCTCATGGCCGAAGTTTTGCCTATGGGCCTGGGGCAGCAGGCCGGCATCCCTGCCCCCAGCGGCGGCAGAGTTATGAGCAAGGCTGACTTTTTGGAACTGCAAAAAAACTGCCTTTCTGTGTGCGCCGAAATGCTCCCGGCGGGGCCGACGCCGGTATTAAACGAGGACGGGACGTTCGGGGTACTGGATCTGGAGCACGACGCGCCCACCGTTTTGGCCCTCACCGTCCAGGCTTTGGCGTGGAATTTGTCTTCTTTTTTCGACGAAAGCCTCTTGACTTCGCTGTCCGAGACGATCTCGAATATATTCCGGCCCGCTGCGCAAACCTAAACGAATATTTGTACGCGCCGGTGATGGCGGGGATGTGGCGGCAACACGAGCTGTGGGACGGGACCTACACCCTGGACGACCTGGCCGACGCGCATGAAATGCTGGCGGTAAATGCCGAAAACCAGCGCAGGGCTTACGAGGCGGCGGCAAACAAAGGAGGCAAGATGTGATGTTAAACGTTATCCGCGAATATCTTGTGTCTCTCGGCTACAAAGTGGATATGCCTTCCTTTTCCCAGGCGAAGGGAACCATGAAGGAAATGGAGAGGGCCGTCGCCTCCTTTGCCGATTCTTCGGTAGTCAAATTCGCCGCCGCCGGGGCCGCCGTGACCGGCTTTGTATACGCCGCCGGGAAGGCGCTGGCTCAGTTCACCGTCGGGGTGGCCAACGCCGACCTGCAGAATGAGATGTTCGCCCGGCGCATGTGGATGAGCAAAGACGCCGCGGTGTCCTTCCAGAATTCTCTGAAGGCCCTCGGCGTCAGCCTTCAGGATTTGTATCTGTCTCCCGAGCTGATGGACAGGTTCATCCAGCTGCGCCAGCAGGCCTTAACCATGAGGCCGCCGGGCGGCTTCGACGAAGCCATGAAGGGAATCCGCTCTCTCACTTTCGAATGGCAGCGGTTCAAGCTGGAGGCTTCTTACGCGGTATACTGGGTGGGGTACTACCTTACAAAATACCTGGCCGGTCCCATGGGGAATTTGAAGGACCGGCTGAAAAACATCAATGACACGATCACGGCCAGGATGCCGTACTGGACGAAGAACGTCGCCCAGGTGCTGAGCTGGTTCGTCAGGCTGGGCCGTGCGGCGTATCTGGCGGGGGAAAGAATCAAAAGTTTTTGGGAGGGTTTAGGGAAGCCCGTAAAGAAAGCGGTTGAAGCCGCAGCAGGATTTTTTGCACTCCTAAAGGTGGTTTCGCGGATAGTCCGGATGACCCCGTTCGGCCGGCTGATCACGGGGTTAATTTCGCTTTTGGCGCTCATCGATGATTTTTATACTTACAAACAGGGAGGAAAATCGGCGTTTCCGGGGCTATGGGAAGGGCTGCAAAAATGGATAGAAGAAATGTCGAAAGAAGGCGGTGCCATTGACCGGCTTAAAAAGAGTTTTGCAGATTTGAGCGCGGCCCTGAAAAACCTCTGGGATGCTTTTAAGGACCTGTTCGACATAAAAGGAACTTTCCTCGACTGGGCGAAAGTTATCGCAAGAGCCCTAAAAGACCTGGCAGAAATCTTAATAAAAAGCGTAGCTTTTGCTTTGAAGGAGATTGCTGGACTTATCGATGTGATAGCCGGAGGAGCTGTTCAGTTTAAAATTTTGCTTAATCCGAACTTAACTCCTGAACAAAAAGAAGAACTCAAGAAAAAAAGCGAAGAACTGCGTTCTCAGGGCTGGGAGCTTTTAAAAGGTGGATGGAAGGAATTGATTCAAGATTTTCAGGATTATTTTTCAAATGCTTCTCCCAGCAGCTTCAAGAGTTCTGCGCCGGCCGGCAGTCCGGCCGTTTCGCCCGCGGCGTATCTGCAGCCGGTCTCGAATAAAGAATTAGGCGGCGTTTTGGCGGCCGCAAAAGAATTTTTCCAGCAGTGGAAGGCGGCGTTTATAGACTTCAGGGCGCACGCGGCGGTGGCCGCCGCGGGGGGCCGCTTTTACGGCCCCTTCGCTTTTATGTATCCGCCGTATCCCGCTCAGGCTCCGGCGGCCGCGAACGTTACTTATAGTCCGGTGTACCACATTTACGGCGCTTCTCAGCCGGAAAACGTCCTCGCCTCCGCGAAGCGCATTGATAACAGGTTTCTCATGCGCATTCAGCAAGGAGTGATCAGCTGATGGCCCTGGCTCCCGCGTTGCCCGATTCTTTATCCGAAGCTTCGCAGTTGATTTACGTCAAGACCAACATCGGGGGGCTTTTTTTCGATGCGGTCCTGCGGTCCGACCACACCAGCGGCATCACCATAACCGAGCATCCGGTGGAAACGGGCGCGGCCATAACGGACCATTCTTACGTCAACCCGGCGGTGCTGGTGATGGAAGTAGGCATGACCGACGTCGCCAGGGGCATTGTCCCCGGACAGTTCGACGGCGGCTGGTCGCGCTCGGTCAGGGCCTACGAAATGCTGCTGGAGCTCCAGCGCCAGCGCATTCCCCTCCAGGTGGTGACGAGACTGCGGACGTATCAGAACATGCTGATCGAGACCATTTCCGTTCCCGACGACTATACGACTATCAGCGGCTTAAAAGCCACCGTGACCATGCGGGAAATTTTCGTGGCCCAAGTGAAAACGGTCAAAATCAGCAGTAAGCCCCAGGTCACGGATTCGACGCCACGGGGTGAGGTTCAACCGGTTGAAATAAACGAAAGTATCTTAAGGCAAATCTATGAGCTGTATAATAAGTTATAAATTATTTTAATGAAATTAATTATTGGTGAGGTGGCAGTTTATCTTTTATCGCAACCAGTTCTTCGTGTATCCGGAAAAACAGGATGGTTCCTTCGCAAAACATGCGCCACAAGATATTGCCGAAAATAAATAAAAGTATTCCTCCGGTATGGATAAGTTGGTTTGCGCCTGAAGAAACCATACCAAAGCTGATAGCTGTTATTAAAATCATACCGAGGAAATATAAAATTTTTATCCAGAATCCGCTGATCATCGATTCAAAGGAAAAAAATCGTTTTAAGCTGCCCGTTTTTTGCTGACCGTGTTCGGTCCGGCCCACTGGCCGGGGAGCACGGTCATTTTCGTCAAGGCGGAGGGAGTTAAAAAAATTTACCAGCTTGTTTCCTTCTTGCTGGCCGGGTTTATCTGGGGTTTCCGTTTCGTTCACAGTTTTATTCCTCCTTTGGACGGTTGATTAACGGAGGATTTATTTCTACAAAAAGGAAAAAAATCCTTTTGTAAAATTTTAAGTTATAAGTGGGCTTAAATAAATCGATAAATTACTTCATTAAAATTTTTTCCTCTCTTTTTTTGGCAGTATTATGATATTATATTGCCAAAAAAGGGAGGTGCTGCGCATGCCGTTTTATAAAAACAGGTGGTTTTGGGTTGTTGTTTTTATTTTTATCGTCGCCTCTGTTGCCGGTGCGAGCAACAATTTAAATTCTCAAAGAACCGGTGGCGAAGCGCCGGGCGAACAGGTCCAAACCCAGCAAAGCCAAAGCGTGGGCGATCAGGGGCAACCAGCTCAGCTTCAGGAAGGAACGGGCACAAAAGAGTTAAGCGCAGCAGAAGCAGGGCCGATCAAAAATCAGCCAGAAAGAGCAAAATCGTTTAGGGATACTGAAATATACAAGTCATTTCTCGCAAAAGGGCAATTGGTGGAAGCGGAGCCGGGGAAATATTACCAGTATAAAAAAGCTGTCGTATTAAAAAACAAAGATTTTTTATTAGAAATAGTAGATTTTACAGCTGGATACGATATAACCAACATATATGCCCCGTGTCAGTTAAAGGTGGATGTTGAGTTAGGTAATTTTTCCAATAAGACGGTTTACTGGTCTTACCGTTCCTTTAAGGCCGTTGACAGTCAGGGGTATTCGTACTCTCCCAACAGTTACAGCACGAGGGGTGATTTGTACGGGGACATACCCCCGAGAGACCTTAGAAAATGTCAACTTTCTTTTGATATTCCGCCCATCCGGCAAAGTTTTACTTTAATTTATACCGATCCCGACACCGGAGAGCAGGTGAAGTTCATCCTGGATATCAATAAAAGGGAAGAGGAAAGATGGCAAGAATACCTTAAAGAGCAAGAAAAAAACCGGGCGGAAAACCAAAAGGGGACGACCCAACAGGAACAGGAAAAACCAAAACAGTAAGAATCGAATCAGGATTTTCTTAAATCTTTGCGAAGCGGGGCTCAAAAATGAGATATTGTCCGTATTGCAGAAGAATGGTAAACCCTGTAGGACCCAGACGTGGTATCGTCATGAAAATTCTTCTTTTGCTGTTATTTATTTTGTTCTTTCCGCTTTCTTTAATAGTGATTATTTTGGGGCTTCTCGGCATGGAAAAATTATACTGCCCCATTTGCGGAGGAATAACGCTTAAAAAAGAACCAAAAATACCATAGTAATTTGGAATAATTAAGGATAAAAAACGCCGTCCGGCGTTTTTTTATTTGGGAGGAAGTTACTGTGCCGTACTACACCATCCCCGTAACTAACGAACCTGACCAGAATTTCATCTGCACCGTTCCGGTAAACGGCCAAAATATTACCTTGCGGTTCCGGCTGCGCTATAACACCCAGGGCGGTTACTGGTGGCTGACCCTTGCAGACAAAAACGGCAACGTTCTGGTTGACGGCGTTCCCCTTTTGACCGGACAGAACATTCTGGAGCAGTATCAGTATTTAAACATAGGGAGCGCCTACGTTGTCAAAACGGGCAGCAGTCCTCTGGACAGTCCCGACGAACAGAGCCTGGGGAAAGATTTTCTGCTCGTCTGGGGCGATTAACCGACGGCAGGTGCTGAATCGTGCCCATCTACGACACCAACTACATCATTGGTAAGCTGGAATCTTACGGCGTTCCTCCGCAGGACGCGTACATCCTGGCCGCCGTGGGGTACGCCGAATCCGGCTACCGGAGCGGGGCCATAAATTATTCCGATCCCTGGACGAGCGTCGGGCTATTCCAGATAAATCTTTATTACCAGGCCGACAAGCTCCGGAACTGGACAGGCAGCGACGACAGGCAGGCCTGGACGGAATGGCTTTCGAACCCCGACAACAACATTTACGCCGCGGCCCAGGTTTATTTTTCGCAGGGGCTGGGCGCGTGGTCGACGTACAACAGCGGCGCGTACCGGGCTTTTCTCGGGCAGGTCCACACCGTGGTCCTCGGCGGCGGGGAAGTTGGCGGCGCTTCGGCTTTGACGGGAGGGCCGGGGGCGGCCTTCTATAATTTCCGGCAAAACATCAAACTGCCCGCTACGAATTACCAGGCCGTCTTCGGAAGCGAAGCCTATGGAGACATCCTTTACGGTCGCAGGTACCGCGTGATTGTGAGCAGCAAAGACGGAGAAACGGCCCTCGATGTTTCGCGGCTGAAATGCACGTTTACCATTATCAAAACCATGCTGGTGGAACCCAACTGGTCGGAGGTGACGATCTACAACCTTTCGCCGGAAACCGAAAACAAAATAATCAAAGAAGGCGACCGGGTAATCGTCGAAGCGGGCTATGAGGGCAGCCAGTACGGGATTATCTTTGACGGCAATGTGGTTCAGCCCATAAGGGAGAAAGAAGCGGGCACCACGTATAAACTGACGCTTGTTTCGATGGATTCCGACCAGTTTGTAACCTACGGCACGGTAAATTTTTCGCTCACCCGGGGGCAGAATTCCCGGGCGATCATTGAGCACATCGCCAAAAAAGCTTCCCCGTCTGCCGAACTGGGCAGCATATCGGAAAATCTGTCCGATGTCCGGCTCACCCGGGGGAAAGCGGTTTTCGGTCTGGCGCGGGATTACCTGCGCCAGCTGGCGCAGTCCGAAAGCGCGACCTACTATATGGAGGACGGGAAGATCAACATTATAAAGGCGGACGACCTGCCCGCGGGCGAAATAATCGACCTGACTCCGGCTACGGGGTTGATAGGCGTTCCCAGCCAGTACGAGTAC